TTTTAAACGTTCAACGATTTTAATCATTAGATCATTGGCAGTTATAACGTCGATTCCTTCAAATGCTTTTAGTGTTAATTGCAATTTATTATTAATTACATTTGTAATTATTGATATTTTACCAAAATAATCAGGGTATATTTCAAAGTTTCATTAACTTTCTCCCGACTAACGCCTTCATATAGTTTTACAGTGTATGTTTTCATTTGAACCTCCATTTTGTCTTAATCTTTTATCATGACCTAATAAATAAAATCTAGCGCAACTCACCATAATTGCGACCTGAGCTTTAGATTGGTTTGTTTCTTGAGCAACCTTCAACAATCCTTTATTTTCAACCTTATTTTTAATTAAACAAATTAATGCAAACTTAGTTGTAAAATCTGTTTTATCAGAATTTAATAGACTTCGTAAAAGTGCTTGAATTTGATCCGCCTCATAATCACTGATCTCACATCGAATATAAGATTTACTTTTTTGTACTTCTTTGCCAGCTTCACGCATCAACCAGTAAATTTGATTGATATGAAGCCCATCTGGCAAATCACCCCCTTTCATTCTAACTGTTTCACACCATGCGCCAAACTGCTCTAACCAACCGTCAATAGTATATTTAGACCAATCCATTTGTTGTGTTTTTAAAACTGCACTCATTTTTCACCTACCAATTGCTCAATTTGTTTAATCGCCACGCCTGCTTTTACTTGCTCTGTGCTGAACCGTAAAACTGTAAAACCCATCATTGCTGCAGAGTTGTATTTCTCCATATCCCCTATATAGCCTTTTCCTCTTGTGTGACGGCCTCCGCTCCAGATCCCGCCTTCTACCTCAATTAAAATCTTTGTACCCGTTATTAAAAAATCTGCTCTCCATTTACGTGTTGGATGGAATTTGTATTCCTGTTCAAAACTGATCTTGTGTGTTTTTAAATGTTGTACAAGCGTTGCCTCGCCCTCACCTACAACTCGTTCTTTTTTTACTGAAACTCGGCGCTTAGGTTTGCTACGTGGTTTTGCATAAAGACGTTTGTAATCGGCAAGGCTCATTGATGACATCAAGCACCACCTTTGAGCACTTGCTCTATAGCTTTAAAGGTTCGAATCATTGCCATTTGTAGAAATTCATGATTGCCGCGCATGTCTTCTTCAACATACTGCAAAGCATATTGAGTCTCTTTTAATGCCCTATCTAAACGCTTTTGCAGTTCCTCTACTTTCGCTTGTTGTTCTTTTTGAATCTCCCAAGCCCACTTTCCAGATTTACCCTCAAACTCACTCATGACTGGCTCCTTTTCCTCTGGCAACTTAGTCATAACACCATCTGGAAATTTAAAATCTCCATGCCACTTCCCGTTTTCCCAAATAGACCAAATCCCACATTCATCACTGTTGTAGTAATATCCAGCCTGCCAATGTGTCGCACCTTTAGGGCGGCGTTTTAATATTTGTTCAAACATAACCGCCTCCGTATATTGATTCGTAATCAGCAATTGCTTGAAGCAACTTGTATCCAGCCGATTCAGGCCTGTTTTTGCAATGAGACAAGTCATATAGCTTTACATCATCAATGCCGCCCCATGATTCGACCAAATCAACCGACTCCACTAGACGCTTAAGTTCAGAAAGGTCTACAAAATATTTTTCTCGGTCAGCCTTGCTAATCTCTACACTTTGACCACATTGGAACTCGAAACCTTCATTCCACTCAGTTGCGTTAGAAGGGGCTGAATCTACGATTTCCTTCGCGTATTGCAGTCCTTTATCTCTAATCAATTTAGATGCTTTCATGCATTCGCCCCTTCAATTAACTGCAGAATATTTCTAGGTATCGGCATACCTTCACGGCGGCACATCTCAGCGTATTCGTGCGGATTGTCGAAAGGATCTGGCCCTAATTCCTTTGTAAGCTCAGGCTCTTTTTCCGTTGTTTGAAGCTTTTGTACTGGTGCAGGTTTACGACCATTGATTTTTAAACGTTCCATCAATGATTGGAGATGCTTTTGCGCTTCGTCATTCGAAACTGGTATATGCACTTTTTGCTCATTTTTCTGAGCTAATAAAATTGGTTCTTGGTACCAAGCTTGGGTTTTACCCTTCAGTTGTGCTTCAGCCTTGTATTCATCATAGATTTTGATAAATTCCATTTTGGCTTTGTACATTTCACCATCTTGGATTAGTGAATAAACTTGGTCTAAAACAAATTTGGTCAAGGTTGTAATTTCTTGGTTCTGCTCTCTTCCGTCTGGCAAAGTCACTTTTTTGTGTTGAGAGATCTGAGTGTATTCACAAGCCTTAACCCAAGCCTTCTCGGCGCTCCACCAATCGTCCCCCATGCACATAGCACGGAATTCAGCGAAGTTAGGCATGTAGGTATTTGTACTTGCGTAAAATAGCGCTAAGCCTCTTTGAAGTTGATTAGGTGTAACCCCAACCAATGCTTTAGCAAGCTGCTGTTCAACGATTTGCATTGGAACGGCATTTTTCCCCTCTACTGGAAAATTCTTATTGAACTGAACAGCGTATTTAGTTCTGTAAGCCGCAATTAGTTCTTTTAAATAACTTTCAAATGGTGCTAATTCATTCATGATTAATAGCCTCCAAAATCATGTGACACTGGTGTAACGTCAATCACGTTTGAACGGTTGCTTTCAGCGTACATTTGAGTGAAATAACCCGGTTCTTCAGGAACGTTGTGAGAATGTGAGTTTTCCTGAATCTGGTTTTGTCGTGGTTCAAACACACCTTGGTAATTTCCGATAATTGAGTTCTCAAGTGATTGGTTAGCCAAAGGGCCAAACGAGATAAGTTTTTTAAGGATTAGCTTTACTGCATTTTCAGAAAGTGGTTTTTTGATGCTGATACGCATATCAACAAAATTGTTCCACAGCTCTGGATCTACACATGCTGGTAGTTCAACTAAACGTGGATTAAATACAGTTGGTTTTTCTGATTTAGTTTTTTCAGAAACAGACTCTCTTTTTTTATTTATTTTTTTATTACTTTGAGAGTTGTTTTTGATAGTGATACTTTGTGTGTTAAAAATTTTTACTAGTAGCGGTAAAAAATTTTTACTAGTGTAGTTAAAATTTTTAACTAGCAGTGGTAAAGAATTTTTACTAGTTTGTCCATAAATTTCAGGTAGTAAAAAATTTTTACTAGGAAATTTAATAACCAAACCAACACTCGTATCGTTACCTAATTTGAATGTATTTCCGTGAATTGTGCTCGGTTGTTCCACGACTAAGCCTACCTTAATTAATTCATTAAGGCACTTAACAACAGTCGGTCTACTCTTCCCTGTAATCTCTTCAAATTGAGATAAAGAGATGGAATCCATCTCCTTATTCCAACCGCGAGTTTTACGGCAAATAACCAAGTAAATTTTGCATGCAGCATCAGAGATTTTATTCAAAACTTCGTCAACAAATGCATTAGGCACTTGAAAGGAATTTGGTACAAAATTACTCATGTGATTTTGTCTCCAATTTTACAAGACCACGCATTTCCAACTGACGAATAATTCTTGGAGGAATAAATTCGTTGTTGATTTTGTAGCGAGTACGAGACTTTTCTTTCACCTGAATTAGTTTGTGCCCATCCTCCATGAGACGGCGAACTGCTATAGCCTGCCCCCCATATGAGTTAATTCTTCAAGTTGATAAAATCTTTCCTGAGCCTCAATTGCGGCATTCATAACTGAAAGTGGCATGGCTGCTAATTCTTTAGCCGAATAGATCTTTACTGGTTGCTCCAGTGGAATTACCACCTCTAGCGGTGTGGTGGAAACGGAAATATCTTGTTTTCTTCTTACTGCATATCTCACTTTTCACCATCCTTTGGCTTAACATAGCCTCCAAAAGAATCAACCAAACACGCCTTGGTTAAGCTGGTTACAATCTGCTGTGCTAACCATTGCGTTATGCGAAATTGACGAGCCATAGCCTCTGAAAATTCAACTTTGGTTACCGCCGCATTATTTTCGTCATACCCTTTGTTGCGTAAATTTTGCTTTTTCACCTCAAATAGGTGGCCAAGTACTCGCAATGCAGGCTCATAGAAAGATTGGATTTCACTTTGCTGGCGAGAATCTTTGATTTGGTGTGTAAAGCTGTTCATGACACCTCCGCTAATGCTTGCTCAGTGCTTGTTAGTCGGCGTTTGGCATTAAGTTCTGCAACTGTTGCTGTGCGGATTTCTTTTGAAGAAACCAGAATCAAATGATTCTCTGATTTGATGGTCCATAAACTAGTCAAGGTTTTATTTTTGACTTCAAACAAATCATTTGATTTAAAACTTCGACACTCTTTAGTAAGTACTACAACGTCACCCACTAAAAATTCTGGCTGGTTGCGTTCGGTTATTTGATTTGATAAATTAGTTTTATTCATTTGATTCATCTCGACTGAATGCCTATAAACCACTCCTGTTTGCGCAGGTAGTGGTTTTTTAATATCCGAGTTTTTCCTTTTGACAGCTGATTTCGTCATGAAATAAGTCATCCACCGTTTCTATACGGTTCATCCAACTTTTAGACATGACTAAAAGTGCAGCAACACGTTCCTTATCAATACTCTGATAATCTTTAGGGACGACTTTTAATCCAAGCAAACTCAATAGCTCGCAAAACATTTCAATTTCATTCAAGCCATTGTTTTTCTTATCTGTTTTAAGTCGAGTTATAGTGCTTGGATCAACTTTTAATTGTTCAGCAATCTCTTTTTGATTGCTTATATCAAGACCATGCAATATGCGGGATACGCCATTTCTGGCGCTTGCAGATATATCAACTGATAATTTGCTCATGGTTAGGTCCTAAGCATTTGAAGTAGTTCGTTTGATTGGTTCTTTGCCATTTGCCAAGTCTCTGATTTGGTATTCGCGAGCTAAAGGGATCTTTTCATTTGACCACTGGTAAACAGCAGGTGGCTCAATTCCTAATAACTTTGCTAAGCCAACACCATTGACACCAAGCAACTTATAAGCTTCCTGTTTGGTCATTTGTGCAACCTCAAAAAATAAGATTTCTTAGTATTAAAACAAAGATAACTTATTTTTGCAAGATGTAAGATAACTTATATGAAGAATCTAGAAACTATGGGTCAGCGTATTCGCGCCTTACGAAGAGAAAAGAAATTAACCCAAGGCGAGTTGCAAAAATCGCCGGAGTTAGTGCGCCCAATGTCACTGGTTGGGAGAAAGATGCTTATGCTCCTAAAGCAGACCCATTAAGCAAAATGGCCGCTTATTTCGGAGTGTCGACTTCATATATAACTAATGGAGATGAAAGCGGCCCTAAGTTGGATAGCACTGTTACGCAATTGAAAGTTCTGGATATCGAAGCTTTTAAGAAAAAATACAATATTCCCGATAGCGAAGATGCTGTTAAATTTCTTGAAACACCTGTTAAATCATTCCCCACCCAAAAAAGATATGTTCCTGTTAAGGCTTACTCCAAGATGGGCATGGATGGCTATTTCACAGATATGGGTTATGAAGGCAATGCTGGAGATGGGTATGTTCCAACTCACTCAGCAGGACCAAGAGCCTATGGCATTAAAGGCACTGGCGACTCAATGTTTCCAGCAATTCGTAATGGCTGGTATGTTGTATGCGACCCTGATGCAGATCTTGTGCCGAATGAGTTTGTTCAGGTGTGCTTGAAAGATGGAAGATGCACAATTAAAGAATTTGTCGGCATCAATGGTGGGGTTTTAAGTTTGCTTTCTGTGAATGGTGGTGAGCGATTTTTCTTTGAAATGGATGAGGTAGAAAGCATTACAGCTATTACTGACATCGTACCACCAAGTCAGCACAGACAAGAACATCCTTATTCGCATTAATCACAGGAAGACTTATGGACAATTCAAAACGACCAATCAACCAGATTATTGCTCGTATCAATGATGCTGCTAAACATGGTGAAGCTTTGGTGCTAACAGCCGAAGAAGTGAAGATCCTCTCTAAGGATATTGGTGATAAAGTCTTTATTCCAGTCCTTACAAATGAACAAGTAGTGCAGTTGGTAAAAGAAGGAAAGCTTGGAAAACCAATGTTTCCAGAAGCTGAGTAAAGATTGTGGCAAAAAATATATACCGCCAGAACTTCATGAATATAGGAACCTAACAAGCACTGAACAAATGGCAATTCATCAGATGCTTATTTCTTATGTTCGTGAAGAAAATTGTCGCTTTAACATCATCATGACTGGTACAGCAGAGCCCTACAATCTGGTAAAGCTAACCAGTATTAATTTTGAGAAAGAAGCATCTGCAATTTGGGTTCATTTTGAAACAATCACAGGAGAGCAAATAGCTCTACCAATTGACTATATTTCAAGAATTGAATATTCGGGACAACAAGAAATTTAAACTGTGAACCCGACACAGTCTTTACAACGGTTCGGGAGGGGGAAATATGCAAGTTACTGAAACTCTAGACGCAAATGAAGTAATAGTGGAAACGGAATTTACAGTTTATTATTCTACTAAAAATATTGTGCCTATTCCTAAAATTATTGATGCCTTAAAATCAATTGAGAGCATACTAAATAAGACTCCTAAATTTGTAGAAGCGGCTTACCCTGGTATCAAGGTTTATGACTCACAAGTATTTATCAATCACTTAGAAAGTGGTAGTTTAGATATTAAGGTTGTTCTTCGTCAGGTATTGGGTGATGCAAAATACGAACGTGGTGAAAAGTTAATAGATGATGCCAAGCAGCTTATTAAAGATGTGGTTTCGGATAGCAAAACTATGAATAATATTGTTATTTTTAGTATGGGCGCCATTGTAGCAACAGGTTTTAATTATGCAATTGCTACCAAAAATACTTCGCAACCTACACCAGCGCCTGTAACAATTGTTAATAACGGTATTATGAATGGCTCTGGAACAATGATTTTATCTCCTGAAGAAACGCAAAAGGTTCTGGAAAAGTTGCCCCAAAAACAAGTTGCAAAGGATGCTGTTAATTTTGCTAAGCCAACAAAAGATGATCCTAACTCTAGTATTGAGCTTCAAGATGATAGCCACATAAAACAAGTTTCATTTGATTCAAAATATGTTAGTCAAGTACCAGAGCACTACGAGCCACCAGAACAAGAGCAAAAAGAAGAACTATTAAAAAATCAAGATGTATACATCTATGCTAGCGACAGGGATAAAACCAACTCAGGATGGGCAGGAATAGTGCCAGATCTCTTTGAATCCCGTGTTAACTTTGATTTAGCAGACTCAATTAATCCTGATAAATTACATGGAAAAAGAAAAATTAAAGCTAATATTATTGTGCATAGTAAATTTAATAAAACAAAACGTAGTTATATTCCTTCCAAAGTTACAATTTTAGAAATTGTATGATCTAAATTAGATACACCTCAACCCACCCCGTGTGGGTTTTCTTTTGTCTATTAAAACACAAATATTAGATTTCTTAAATAAAAATAAGATTTCTTATTGACAGTAAAACTAAGTTTTCTTATATTTATCTCACAGACAACAAAAAAGCACACCGCCCCTCCCCAGGTCCGATGTGCTTTGCAAACAGCGAGATCAATTATGAACGTAAAAACCTTTTCAAACAAGTATAAGGTAACTGGAGTTACAGCAATTGCTGTACTTATAACCTTGGGTTCTTGTGAATATCGAACCGCTAATTCTAGCGTCCCTTCTAATTACTCATATGAAAGCGAGCAAGTCGTTGCTTCTGAATATGAACTTCTGGCTGTTAAGAAAACTGGAGAAAAATCTGGTGAAGCAGTTATCCGCATTGACGGCTTCAAATTAAACGTGAGCTTCGATTTTGACGGTGTAGCTGATAGCTATGGTGTAGCTGGATCTGATTTTACAGCGGCTGAAATTACTAACCTTGCTATTGAGTCAGTAACTGACTTAAGCGGCAAACCTTGGAATGATTTCACCAATCATGACGACCATAAAAACATAAATATTTTATTAGCGGGCTATATCGACCGTAATAAATGGTTGGAGGCAGCTTAATGAAAGATTACAACTGCCCTACTTGCAAGAAAATGATTCCTGTTGACCGCTCAGAAATTAAAGCTGGTGATGAAGTTTCATTTTGCAGAGTAACCCAATCTTCTAAATCTGCTCATTTTTCTTCAAGAGAAGGAATTGTCGATTGCCGTGAAGGTGATGTGGTTTTAGTTAAATATCGCAAAGAAATTATTCCTTTAAATATTAAGGACGTCTCACCTGTAGATGCTCCTAGCCCGCTTACGTATGCCTTTGTTGGTACATGCGAATGTAAGGAGGCTGAACATGTCTAATTTCAAAAAGCACCCTGACGGCTATAAGTCTTTTTTAGGGCTTGACCGTTCAACGAGCCTCTACTCTGTCCGCATTGGCTGGCAAGTGTACGCATCTAATGCTAATGGCTCAGTTCTTTACAAAGTTAAAGACGGAGTTAAGACGCCTTTAAATGTGTATAAGTTTCAAACCGACTATCCAAAAGTTTGGAATGAACTTACTCAAGAAATCGACTTCCAACGCAGAAAGCAGCTCGCTATAAAACTGCGTGAAACAAATATCCCTACTTATGACCGCAAGGCTTACAAGCAAAAACGCGGCTTCACCGGCTCTAGATGAGGATAAGAAAAATGGCTCTACCGATTATTACTGCTGACCAAACTTTATTGGTTCAAGCAATTATTGTGTACCTATACGCTGATCCGGGTTTAGGTAAATCATCGATGGGTTTTACTGCAGAAAAAGCAATTTCTTTTGACTTTGACCGTGGTGCTCACCGTACTGGTGAATTACGTCGAGGTGCGGTTGTACAGGTTCAACAATGGAGTGATGTTGCAAACCTTACTCCGCAGGACTTAGCACCATATAAAACCGTAGTCATTGATACCGTGGGTGCAATGCTTGAATGCATTAAAACCCACCTGTTACTTACGGCAAATAACCGTCAAAAAGATGGTTCTTTAAAGTTAAAGGCTCAAGGTTTAGCGAACCAAACGTTCAAGCAATACATCAATACTTTGATCAGTTTAGGTAAAGATGTTGTTTTCATTGCACACGCATCAGAAGATCAAAACGGTGATCAAATTATTTACCGACCAGATCTAGGTGGTAAAAACCGTAACGAGCTTTACCGTATCGCAGATGTCATGGGTTATTTAACAACTGTTACTACAGGTGAAGGTAAAAATGCCCGCGTTATTAATTTCAAACCTTCGCCTACACATCATGCGAAAAACTCAGGTGCTTTAGGCGGTGAAACTGGTGAAGTATGGGTACCAGATCTTAAAGCACATCCTACTTTCTTGGCTGACCTGATTACTCAAGCTAAAGATCACATTAACACCTTAACGCCTGCACAACTTGCAGCAGCTAAAGCCCAAGAAGAGCTAGAAAACTGGAAACAAAGCTGTGAAGAAGCTGAGCATGCAGGTGACCTTAATCAATTAACTGAGTCGCTTGATAAAGAACACATGTATTACCAGAACATGCGACAAGCAATGTTAATGAGAGCTAAAGCATTGAATTGCACGTTTGATAAACAACGTGGCACTTGGATTAGTCCACCAGAATTTAACGGTATCTCAGATCAACAAAGAGATGAACTTCAGAGCTTCATAGCTGAACGTGGCCTCGATGTAAAAACAGTTTGTGAACACTTAGGTATCGATGCCTCATTCAAATAGAAGCGGCAAAACTAACTGCAGTTAAACAAGAAATTGAAACCTTAGCGAAAACGGGGATGACAGCATGAATACTCTACTAACAGCATCTGAAGCATTTGCAGCTCTTCAAAAAGGTAAAACTGTTCTATGTCGTCCAATTGGAGACATGTTGGACTTTTCTGACTTAGATCAATTCCCCGCTTCTGTTTTTGGTAAACCGGGTTTTGAATTTTGCATCAAAATCGAAACTATTGAACTGGCTGGCATTACATTCACAAAGCCATTAACTATTGATGAGTATGAAGAAGGTCAAAATGTTTTTGTAATCAACACATATTTACCTTCCATTTATAACGTTGGATTTAAAACTCCTGCACTCATTGAAGCTATTAATAGTGGTTTTGTTCAGCGTGATGCTGAAAATGCCAAGCTTCAATTAAAAGCATTTTCAAAAGCACTCGGTATTGAAATCAACAATGATTTAAGTGTTATTCGTCTTGGTGAGGAACCTAAAAAACAGAGAGGCAAAAAATCAAAAGCAGAAAAGCCAAGTGACGTTATTTCTGCAGAAACTCAACCAACGATTGTTATTACCAAACAAACAAATGTCACCACATCTGAGGATCTGTTAGTTCCAGAAACTAACGAGCCTAAAGTAGATCCTGAATATCAGAAGGCATTAGATGCTCTTCTTCAGCGTGTAAAAGAATCAAAAACACCTGAAGAGGTAAATGCTGTTTATCGATATACCCGTACGTGGAATGACAAACAAATGGAACCTCTCCTCCTTGCCACTCACAAGCGACTTGAAGAGCTCGAAAAATCTAAGGCACCTGCAAATGAACCACCTTCACTAATGGTCCAGATCCAAAACGCGCCCGACATCACAACATTAGATGCTTTGGAAATAGATGTGGCCGCACGAGATCCACAGATTCAATCACGACTCATGGATTTTATTAAGAAACGCCGCTTTGAATTAGAGAACCATACATCTACGCCACTTCAAGAGGGTGAGCCTGATTATTTATTAGGAGACTGTTTCTAATATGAAGGATCAGTACAAGAAAGTGAGCCAAAAACACATGCTTGGTTTTATGTACTACTTGCAATTGCTGGGCTACGTAATAGTCCGGCAAGGCATGGATCAAGCAATGTTCCTAACCAAGCATTATGCGGTACCAGTCGCTTGGCGCCGCATAACGATCGACTATCACAACCGGTTAAATAAACCTGCCCAGCAACTTTATAAAGAGTTTGTTGAGTGGACTAAAGAAGAATATGCAGAGATGGTGGCTTAAATGACAGGTAATGAACGTATCCCTTTTGAATCACAATTCAAAACTACAGAAATATTTAAACGTGAAAGTGCTATTCGTGAAAATAACATCCTAGCCTTCAGTGAAACTATGAATAGCTATTTCAATATTGTAACTAATGACGCTTGGCAGTTATGGAATAAAGCCAAAGCTCAGCCGGTGCCGAATCAAATCATCAATGAAATTCAAGTATGGATAGCAAAGGAATCTTTTATGTCATACGAAGCTTTTGATGGTTTGTTTGTAGTAGATGCAAATGAATTAGCAGAGTTTATTGAACAATTAGTTAAAAGCGAATCTGGAGCGGAAGGATGAATAAAAGAGAAAAAGCACTTTCTTTTGTCAACATGCTTAACAGAAAAATAGTCGACGCTGAAGAACTTTTGATAATTCGCCCCTACTGGATTAAAGAGTGTGGAGTTTGCCCAAAAGCCTTAGAGAAAATAATCGCGAATTGTAAAAAGGTTGATGCATGGGGTGGTTTAAACCGAGTTCAAAGAATCTTAGAAAGCGCCATAAACCATAAGCAAAACCACAAACTATATGGAAATCCAAAAGCTAAAAGTATTAAGGCTTTAACCATTACTGCTACAACCACTTATTTTTGGGAAAGCCTCCCAGAACGCACAGATTACATTTTGCTAAGAACTTTTAAGCAAATAGTAGAGGATGCGGCCACCTGTGGAATTAATGATGATTCTAAATTAATGGGAGCTGAGGGATGAGTGAATTAACTTTATGGGCGGTTGCAATGCGACCTGAAGGTTACAGCCCTTTTAGACAAACACCAGCAGCTTCTAAAGAGATAGCTGAGAGAGCTGTTGAGCGTTATAGAAGAATGCATGAAAAAGAAGGAAACAACTTTTTCTTAGAAATTTTCGATGATGTTATCAAAGTCCAGAAATGGCACGGTACCCGTAAGGATCATATTAAAAAACTATTTTATGTAGAGAGTTGGTTTAGTGAACCTATGTACCAATGCTTTGATTTGAAGACAGCAGAGCGTGTTTTTAAATTTGATGAAATTGTAATTTGCTACAAGAAAGGTTCTGCTCCCCTTGTAACCAAAAGCTTTGATGAGGCAAAACAATTTTACGGATATGGAGCTGAGGAATGAAATATCAAATACAACCAACACAAGTACCGGATGATTTAAATAGCTGCTGGTTCCATCCTGATATAGAGCTACATGACACAATTGGAGAGCATGCTGAGTTTTATACAAAAGAACAATGGGCACAACTGCAAAAGAACCTTGGTGTTTCTATAAAAATCGAAAACCTTGACTATTGGGATATTGAAGAGATTCCAGAAGATAATCTTAGTGATTGGTCCAACTGGAAGCCGCAGCCACCACAAGAAGGCTTATTTCTAATAGCAGCATTTGATTCAGAAAATGGCCCTGTTCTTTGGTGGGCAAACCCTAAAGCGGAAAGCAAGGAGGAGTAAATGTTAAAAGATCTGAGAAATCTATCTGATGCAGAGCAACAAGAATATTTGGATCGCTTCATAATGGCTAATGAAGAACAGAAGTTTCCTCAAGAGGTTGTAGCACTTTATTTAGATTGCTCGCCTTGGACATTAGCCAGAATGCGTTGTGATCAATCATCACTGCCTTTTTCGAAAATTGGAAGACGTGTTTCATATAAAAAGAAAGACGTTTTAAAGTATGAGCAAAGCAGGACTGTGCTTAATACAGCGCAACTTGCAACTGTATAAGGATTCAGTTAAGAAATAATTGTAGTTTCCATGATAAATATTGGGTGACAAATAATTAAAATTGCAAAAAGTTTTAGTTGACACTTTTCAAAATTTGCAATAAATTTTGATTGCCCAAATCTCTTTAGGACTTAATTATGGATTTATCGAAGAATCCCCCTCCAAGCTATTATGATGCATCACTGAATGATGAAACATTAAGCTTTTTTGCTAACCATATGCTAGAAGTTTTTTCACAAACTACTCAAGATCTTAGTAGAAAAGATGATGATAATTACACTATCAGTTGTGCAATTTTTGGAAGATGCCGTAATAGGTTTGCTCGTGAAATTCGTAGTGGCAATGCCCCATCTCCAACATATTTAGAAGATTCTTCAAATAAATTCACCTTTAAAATTGGAAACACACCTGGTATCCGTTTTTTTAAAGAATCTGATCATTTAAAACCGAAAAGACCAAACTTTTTTAAGCAAAGTTACAATCTAGAATTATTTGAATCTGATTCAAAAGTTCCTGTTTTTTGGCGATTCATTTTGGTTCCAGCTAAAACTGATGACGAAGAAACATTTATCGCTTTTGTTGGTTTTAACCAGAAATTACAGCCGATTACAGCTTGGACATCTAATAAGACTTCTAGATTTATTTTTGATCCAGCGGCTATATTGCCAGAACCAGCAGAATTGAAACGCTATAATATTGATGATCTATTAGCTGATGATGATTTAGATGATGCAAGCGGAATCAAGTAAATCTTCAACAGCAAATAGGCAAAAGTTGATGAGAAAATGAATACTTATTTTAATGGTCTAGAATTGCGGCTCTTACGTCAATTTAATCATTTGTCTTTAGAGGACTTATCAATTCATGTTGGTAAGTCACGCCAATTCTTGCATAAAATTGAAATGAACCAAGTTGTTCCTACACCTGATTTAATTGATGTACTTAGCAACTTCTTCAATGTAAAAACGGATATTTTTTACAGTTCTCATCCGATTTTACAAGAAGAACAAATCAATTTTCGAAGCAACAAAACTGCCAAAATTTTTACAAAGCAATCAGTGATCGCTCAGGGTGAATATTTAAAAAGGTTAGTAGAATTTATAGAGGCAAATTTAAGGCTCCCTAAGTATTCAATACCTTCTGTTGAATCTGTAAAGAATTTTCAAGATATTGAAAATGCTGCGCTTCAATTTAGAAAATATTTTAATTTAGGGTTGGGACCTATTAGCGATATGACTCAATTAACTGAAATGCTTGGAATTTTTGTAACTACTTTTCCAAGTGTTTCAAGCGAAGTCGATGCTCTATCTATTGCATCTAAAAGACCAATCTTTGTTAATAACGAAATTAGTAGTACTTGTCGCCAGCGTTTTAATTTAGCTCATGAATTAGGACATCTTGTACTACATGATGGTTGTGTTACAGGTGACACTCTCACTGAGTCGCAAGCGCATCGTTTTGCTAGTGCTTTACTTATTCCACAAGAAATGATGATTTCTCATTTCCGTAATTGCTTTAATGGTAGATTTAATTGGAATAAATTAAGTGAGATGAAAACAAATTGGAAAATAAGTAAGGCAGCTTTGCTCTATAGAGCTAAATCTTTAGATCTTTTAAATGAAACAAGTTATCGTAGTGGCTTTATTCATTTGAAGCGTACTGGTGAGGCTATTTTAGAATCAGAAGATCATGAAATACCTAAAGAAGTTCCAACTTTACTAAATACATGTTTCAAAGCTTTAAGTAAAAAAGGAATTTCAGCAATTGATATAGCTAATGAATTAAATATATCTCTAGATCTATTAAATAAAATTACGCAATTAGATTTACAGCCACAAAATCCTTCTAAACTTAAATTAGTTATTTGATTAAAGGCGGTTTAGACCGCCTTTATTTCTTTTAATCTTTCTGCCCATACAGATTGATAATTAAAGCAATCAATCTTACCTTGATACACCGCTTCAATCATGTTCATTGAAGCTCTTAATTCCTCATCTGGAATTTGAACATATCCACCTGTCACATCAATTCTTGGTTTAGCCGTGTGATTAAGAAGTCTTTTTGTCACATAAATATTAAATCTTAAAAGGTTGCATATAGTGGCAAATGTACGGCGGAAATCATGCATTGAAACGTAATAGTCAACTTCCTTACCCACTCTATTCAATAATGTATCTACCTTAGTTGCATGCATATTCCACGAAGTAGGCAACTTAGTAGCTGGGAAAACCCAATCGTTTTCTCTTAATAACCAACGTTCACGCAAAATACTGTGTAGATGATCACCAATAGGAAAAGTATGATCTGAACCATTTTTGGTATCTCTAAAAGTTAAGGTGCCATTTTTAATATCTACATCAGCCCACTTTAGACAACATGCCTCCTGTTTACGGCATCCCGTATACATGCACATCAATACGATATCCCGATGCGTGTTTGACCTAGCAGTATTTTCCAGATTCAACTCATCTTCATAATGGAGCACTGCATTGTAATATTTGTGAATGATGTCTTTATGGAGATGTCTGTCCCTACTTGCTATTTTATTCCAACCTCTTGTTACGGAAATAATGTCAACTGGATTACTTTTAAGGATCGGGTTCTCATCTGTTGAATAAAGAACATGAATATACTTCCATAAAGTACCTAATAGAGATACAGCACCATTTGCTGACGACTCACTTACTTCTGATACCTCAATAAATCGGTCCAATACTTCTTGCTTAGATATCTGGAAAAGCTTTTTGTTGCCCCACCCCAAATATAAATCAAAGTACTTACGGTACTGCCTAATTGTTTTTGGCCTAAAGTCATTTCTATCAATATAAATTTGAAGAGCTTCATTCACTGTAATATCTAAAGGATTAGCAACATTCTTTAATTTGATAGGCTTTTCATATTCATTGTTTGAAATTTTCGCCAGAATCATCTGAGCTTTAGCTCGAGCATTTGTTGCAGGAATATCGGTGGTTTTACCAATTGTCACTCGATAGAGTTCACCTTCATGCCTCCTTTCAACAATATAGGTTTTACTTTTATTAGTTACCCGAACAGCAAAACCGATCAGTTCTGCATCTCTATATATTTTTTGACCTTTTTCAGTTAATGGAATAGCATCAACAGCAGATTTGTTGAGTTTCAT